AAAGACGTCGAGGAGGGCAAGCGGCTGGACGTGACTGGCACGCCGACGTTCTTCATCAACGGGCGCGTGCTTGTGGGCGCGCAGCCGCTCGAGGCGTTCGTTCGCGTGATCGACGACGAGCTGGCACGCAGCTCCTCGCCGTCGGCCGAGCTTCTGGTCAGGAACGATCTCGGGGATCAGTTGGCGCAGTTCGCCGACACCTCGCTGATCGACCCGACGCAGGGCGGGCAGACGAACATCCAGCCGCCTTCGCTCACCTACGGCGTCACGCCGGTCACGGCCAGCGGCACGAACTTCGCCGCGATCGCGGCCGACGTCAAGAACGTGTTCGCCCCGCTGATCTCGGCGAACATCGACCTGGCGCCGGCGGTGTGGGTGATGACGGCGACCACCGCCCTCGCCCTCTCGCTGATGCAGACGTCGCTCGGCAACCCGCAGTTCCCGACGCTCTCCGTGAACGGCGGGACGTGGTTAGGCCTTCCGGTCGTCGTCTCGCAGAGCGCGCTGATGACCGGCTCGCCGGACTTCGGCAACATGATCGTGCTGATCCAGCCCCGCGAGGTCTTCCTCGCCGACGACGGGCAGGTGAACATCTCGATCAGCAACGAGGCGTCGATCCAGATGCTTGACAACCCGACGAACGCGTCGACCGGCGGCACCGTCGCGACCACGATGGTGAGCATGTTCCAGACGAACTCGCTCGCGATCAAGGGCGTCCGGTACATCAACTGGGCGAAGCGTCGGACCCAGGCGGTTCAGTTCATCCGCAGCAACGCGTACGCGTAACCGCAGCAGCCTACCCCCGGGCGGGGGAGGTTCCCCCGCCCGGGATCACCCTTCGCGTCGGGAGGAGAGAGCATGTCGAAGACCGTCAAGATGGTCACCGAGGGTCACCACGAGTACGCCGGGCGTTGGCTGAAGGTGGGAGACCGGTTTGAGGCCGAACAAGGCCACGTCGCCCTACTGATCGCGTTGGGTCGAGCGAGGGTTGATGAGCAGACGTACCAGACCAGGGAGATGGTCGGCCGGTCGCCGTTCAACGGCGCCCGCAAGCGACGCGCGTCGAAGGAGGCGTAACGTGCGCCTCTTCGGCGTCGAGCTTTGGAAGCCGCGGTCGGTTCGCGGCCAACTCGTCGAGAAGCAGACCGGCATCATGTTGCCGGCGCGGGCCGGGAGCTGGTTCGGGATCTTCACAGAGGCCTTCTCGGGCGCGTGGCAGAGGAACGTCGTACTTGACAACACGCAGACGCTGCTCGCGTTCTCCGCGGTCTTCGCCTGCATCTCGCTGATCGCGGGCGACATCGCGAAGCTCCGGATCAAGCTCCTCAGACGAGTCGGGGGGTTCTGGACCGAGGATTTTTCTGGGGCATTCTCCCCCGTCCTTCGCAAGCCGAACCGATATCAGACGCGGCTCCAGTTCATCCACTCCTGGATGACCTCGAAGCTGATCTGGGGGAACACGTACGTCCTGAAGGAGCGCGACGAGCGCGGCGTCGTCGTCGAGATGCACGTCCTCAATCCCCAGCTGGTGCTTCCGCTGGTCGCTCCGGACGGCGACGTTCTCTATCAGCTCTCGTCGGACGCGCTCGCCGGCATCGTGACCGGGGCGCCAAACGTCCCGGCGTCGGAGATCGTCCACGACCGTGGGATCTGCCTCTTTCACCCGCTGGTCGGGATCCCGCCTCTCTACGCGGCCGCCGCGTCCGGGACGGAGGGCGCCAGGATCCAGACGAACAGCTCGAAGTTCTTCGAGAACATGAGCCGCCCCAGCGGCCACCTGACCGCGCCTGGGCAGATCGACGACGCGACCGCCGACCGGATGAAGCGCGACTTCGAGGCCAAGTTCTCAGGCCAGGGCGTCGGCAGTCTGCTCGTGACCGGGGACGGGATCAAGTACGAGGCGTTCACGATCCCTGCTCAGCAGGCGCAGCTGATCGAGCAGCTGAAGTTCACCGGCGAGGACGTGGCGCGAGCTTTCCTCGTCCCGCTGTACAAGATCGGCCTTGGCCCGATGCCGTCCCTGAGCAACATCGGGGCACTGAACCAGGAGTACTACCAGCAGGTGCTCCAGCTGAACATCGAGGCGATCGAGGCGCTGCTCGACGATGGGCTGAAGCTCCCCGTCGACATCGGCGTTGAGTTCGACCTCGAAGCGCTGCTCAGGATGGACCCGAAGACTCGCGCCGAGACGGCGGAGATCGCGATGCGGGCCGGAGTACTGAAGCCCGACGAGGCTCGCGCCTCCGAGGGTCGGGCTCCGGTGCCTGGAGGGGACACGCCGTACATGCAGCAGCAGAACTTCTCGCTCGCGGCGCTCGCGAAACGCGACGCGCAGGAGGATCCGTTCGGCACCGCGAAGCCGCCGCCGGCGCCGCCGCCCGACGAAGACGAGGACGAGGAAGACGACGAGACTCTTGCCCTGACGTCACTGATCGCGAAGTTTGCGACCGCGAGGCCGCCTCGTGTCCAAGCTTGAGAAACTCGCCGAGCAACTTTTCTCCAGCGTCGAGGCCTACGTCCTGCGTGCCTTCGAGCCGTTGGCAAAGCGCATCCTCGACCTTGAGGCGCTCAAGCCGGAGAAGGGCGACCCCGGCGAACGAGGGGAGAAGGGGGACAAGGGCCAGGACGGGAAGGAGGGCCTTGACGGCGAGCGCGGCAAGGATGGGATTGACGGCGACAGCGCGTACGCCGTCGCGGTGGAGAACGGGTTTAAGGGCGACAAGGGTCTCTGGTTGTTCTCGCTCCGCGGCGAACCTGGTTCCAACGGTTTGGACGGAAAACACGGCAAGGACGGCGTCGACGGCGTGGCCGGGAAGGACGGCGCGGTCGGCGCGCCTGGACCGGCCGGCGAGCGCGGCGAGGTCGGGCCCTCCGGGCCGATCGGCGAGAAGGGCGATCAAGGCACAGACGGGGACCGTGGCCGTCCCGGCGAGAATGGGGAGCGCGGTACCAAGGGAGACCCCGGGGAGAAGGGCGAGAGGGGCGACGACGGCCCAGCTGGGGAACGCGGACCGCCCGGTGAGAACGGAGACCAAGGCGAACCCGGCGCGTCTGGAGAACCAGGCACGGCCGGCGAGCGCGGGGAGAACGGCCCAGCTGGGGAACGCGGACCGCCAGGGGAGAAGGGAGACCAAGGCGAACCCGGCACGGCTGGAGAATCCGGGAAGACCGGCGAGCGCGGCGAGAATGGCGCACGAGGGCGGAGCGCCTACGAGTTGGCGTGTGAGGCGGGTTTCAGCGGGTCGCTGCTCCAGTGGCTGTCGACGCTCATCGGGATAGACGGCGAGCGAGGCCGCGACGGGGTCGACGGCAAGGACGGGGTCGACGGCAAATCGGTGATCGGAGATCCTGGCCGCGACGGGCGCGACGGCAAGGACGGACGCGATGGCGCGAACGGACGCGACGCCGCTCAGATGGACATCATCCCGGAGATCGACTTCGCGAAGTCGTACCCGCGCGGGACGTTCGCGCGCCACGCCGGCGGATTCTGGTGGGCGTCGTCGAACACCGTCGGGACGAGGGGTTGGGAGTGCCTCTCGAACGGGTTCGCCTCGCCTCCGGAGATCGCTCAGTCAGGCGAGCGGTCGATCTCCATGAAGGTACGGCTGAGCGACGGCCAGGAGGCGTCGGCTGAGTTCTCGTTCCCGATCGTCCTCGACCGCGGGGTCTACCACGACGGCAAGGCGTACGAGGCCGGCGACTACGTCACCTGGGCCGGCTCCGGCTGGATCGCTCAGGTCGACGGCGCCACCGAGCGTCCCGGGACCGGGACCCAGTGGCGGCTCGCGGTGAAGCGCGGCCGCGAGGGCAAGGAAGGGAAGCAGGGACCCCAAGGTCCGCGGGGCGAGAAGGGCGCGCAGTCGTGAACTACGTCCGTCAGCTGACGGCGCCGGCGACCGAGCCGGTTACCCTCGCGGAGGCCCGCCTCTGGTGCAGGATCGACGCCGACGACATGACCCAGGACGCGATGCTTCTACTGATCATCACGGCGGTTCGAGAGCGCGCGGAGGAGATCACCGGGCGGGCGTTCATGCCCCGGACGCTGGAGTACCGCCTCGACGCCTTCCCGGACGACGGGGCCCCGATCGAGCTTCCGTTCCCGCCTCTCCAGTCGGTCCAGTATCTGACCTACGGGACCGACGACGGGGACGTGGTCGAGACCGGCAGCCCGCAGGGGTTCCTAGTGGACGTCGGATCGTACCCTGGGCGGGTCGCGCCCCTCTCGGGGACGACGACCTGGCCGACCGCTCAATCGAGCATAGCCGTGA